TAAATTCCTCTATCAATCTATGTGAATCCTTGCTTAATTTAAAGATAATATCAATTGGTTTATTGTTCTCATCCAACTTGAACTTAATCTCTTGTTTATCGAATGTTATTGAACCATCCTTTAACCTTTTCTTTCTGAGATTTTTTGCCACCATATCCAAATCAACCAATAACAGGTCTGTTTTAATGGTATCTTTTCTTGGCCCATGTAAGATTACATTCTGTGCTTCTTCATAATCATAACGATGATTTGAATTAATAACGGTTTTTCCAAACCACTCATCAAGAATGTTTCCATTTTTATCCATGGTAAGAATAACCGAAAAACAAAGTTTATCTTCGTTTGGTCTAAGACTGCAAAGACCATTTGAAAGTCTTTCCGGTAACATAGGAACAACCCTATCTACCAAGTAAACACTGGTCCCTCTTCTATAGGCTTCTTTATCTAAATCCGTTTCTGGACGTAAATAATGGGCAACATCTGCAATGTGTATACCAACTTGTAGTTGGCCATTAATCCATTCAACCGAAAGTGCATCATCGAAATCCTTGGCATCTGATGGGTCAATTGTAAATGTAATAACATTTCGCATATCTTTACGAGAAGCTATTTCATTTTCAGATATTTCTTCATCAATAGCCTCAGCTTCCGCTAAAACATCTGCCTCAAATTCGTTTGGTAAATCATATTCGTGGAGGATAGAATGTATCTCAACATCTTTATCACCAGCAAATCCAAGTACCTGAATAATTTCACCGTTTGGTGATTTAGATTCGGTTCTCCACTCAGTTAATTTTGCAATTACCTTTTGACCATCCAACGCACCTTTCAATTTTGTCAAAGGTATATACATGTCAACCGGCATCTTATTACTATCAGGAACAAAAAACGCATATCGTGAAGATATCTGAATTGTTCCAACAAACTCCGTTTTAAAGCGTTTGACGATTTTGGTTACTACCCCTTCAAGTTCTCTACCAACACCCTTAACAACACTAATCTTAACAGTATCAAGATGCAGAGCTTTGTTTGTGTTGTTTCTGTGAATATAAATGTCTCTCGGCAATTCATTACTCACCAAATAAGCCGAACCACTTGCATTCATGCTTATCTTTCCTTCTAATATATCTCCTATTTTAATCATAATATTTTTATAATACCATCCAACCCGAAATTTGTATCCCACTCTTCTGGGTCCTGTGGATGATTGCTACGAAATGACTGAATTGTCAATTTAGCTGAATATACACCATGTTCAGATGGAAGCTTATTCATATCTTTTTTATCCAAAATTTCACCTAATAACATTGGTGAACCAATTTCATCCGCCAACCATTCAAGCCCCTCACCAAATATAATAACTGGTTCGGTTAGATTTGATACAACAAATGTGATATTATACTCTACGGGTTTGGTTTTACCTGTAAATCTTTCAACAAAATTCTCTAAATCATCCATATTAAATGTATTTACTTGGAGATTGGTTTTCAAGTACTTTATCTCCATTGATTTCAATCACTTCATTTATCGTTTGCATATTCGGTCCGTTATAGAACGGAATTGCCTCTTTTAATTCTTTGAGATTATTACAATATACAGGATAATCATCAAAATCAAATGTGTCACAAACAGATATAATATATTTTGCACCTTCTTCCTTTGCAGTTGAAATCCATCTATTGACATCGTGTCTTGTAGCTGCCATACAATTATATTTTAACAAATATACGCAATTTATAAATAAATTGCAAGTAAAAGGGCCACAAATGTGGCCCCTTATTATTCTGGTCCGTGGTGATTCCCCTCAACCACTGTAATATCAAACTCCAAATGTGGATGTGCTGCGCCCCATGCTTTAAACGCTGGGATATGTTCCAAACGGTCATCCCACATTGCTATTGATTGAATGTTTGGATACTCTTTCAAAAGGTTTTCAAGCACATCTATTTTAAAATCAAGTGTACTACCACCGTTATTGTAAAAATATCCATCAAATCTAAGACCGTGTGTTGCTAAGATTTTTTCAACCTCAGTGGAAAGTCTTTGGATTCTTCCAGTTAACATAACAACCAAGGTATTTGATTCCTCTCGCTCACGCCTATAATCAGCAATAACATTTGGAATCAATGGCATTTGGAATGTCTTCATGTCCAATGTTTCTGGCCTTCCCCACCAACCTTTATGTGGCCACTTTTCTCCGGTAGCCTCTTTGTATTCAATTCTACCCCTATCAGGTGTTGGTGTATCAACAAGTGTTCCATCGAAATCAAATACTGCTATCTTTTTAATATCAACATCCGTACCCTCCTTAAGAATTCTCTTTATTCTATCTTTATAGTTCATCTGAAAACATTTAATATTTTATTTATAAATCCAGTTCTTTTTTCTTTCAATAAAGACCCGTATATTCGTTTACTAGCAGACCCAATAAAATCTTTTGTTATCGGCCCATGAGCGTTTATTGTTTGTTTCAACGCTCCATTTATTCGCTTAATGTCTAAGCTCTTTTTCCGTCTTAATTTGTTGATTGTGTCAAGATTGGCTTTCTCATAATCATCAATTGCTTTTAAAATCTTAGCCAAATCAGGGTTCTCCGCCTCTAACTCATATTCGATTTTTTCTTTAAGTTTACCCTTTCTGGTTCTCAAGATATTAAACATTACCATGCAAATATACGTTTTTATTTTTAATTAACCAATTTTATTTTTTGGCATTTGGGAGCCTTGATATTCGTCTTGCCACAATGTTTGCCAAAACTTCAATCTCATCACGATTGGTTAATTTTATTGTTGGTTCTTCTTTGGACTTGAACTTATACAAAAATTCAATAACCCTAAGGGCTAGTTCAGCCTTGGCCCTTTCCCGCCTGTTTTGTCTGGTCATTTTATTCATAGATAAATGGAAATTCTAAAACGGTCATAGTATCAACTATTCTTTCTAGCTCATTAAGGTATTCTCTTCTTTCAGTTGGTCGATACCACTCGCCATTAAATAATAGACCACTTGGTTCACTCATTGGCATAACTTCAATCAAATCCGTAGCAATAGTACTGCTAAATATCTGGCTTGAAAAACGGAATATATTCTTAGGTGCCCACCAACCATTGAATTCAAAGCCCTTGTTTTGTTTGCGAATCCAACTCTTAAGATACCACTTGATTTCTTTTTTTGTTAATCTAAAAATCAAAATCAATTCATCAACCAATGTCAAGGATGAAATAGTTTCTTCAGTATCAATCCGTAAAAATGTATTCTTTTTTACAAGATAATAACTTGAAAGATATTTATAAATTATCTTTCGCATTCATATTAATTCGGATTAAAATTATTTAAAGTATCGTTATCAACATTTGGGGAGTTTTCATCCTCGTCTGTGATAACATAAATCCCCTCGATTACACCACCTAATTCATCATAAACCACAACATCTAACTTTCCAGTACTTTTATCGTATGCAATTTTAATTATATATTCACCAAGGTCAATTTTTTTATGTGTCATATTAATTTTAGTTTTTCCTTTCTTGTGAGCTGTTTTATTCTATGTTCTTCCTTTGCAGCTTCGCTTCTATTCTGAGCCTCAAATACGGCCCTTATTTTGACAGGTATTCTGGTACGAGTATATTTAGCCCCCTTTCCAGAATTGTGCTCTAATAGTCTTCTATTCACGTCTATTGTGATACCAGTATAAAGACTACCATCAGAACACTCTAAAATATAAATATACCACATTTTAAGAACCAACAGTTTCATTGGTTCCATCCCATAAGAATTCATCAACTGGGAGATGTTTATTACATCCAGTACAAAATGTTGCTCCATAGAACTTTGGGTCTCTAGCATAGGTTTCAGACAAGGCTGTACCCATAGTTGTAGCAACACCACATCCACCGATACGTTTATTCTTTTCCCAAGCATCTAACCCATCTTGTGTAATATATGGGCCACCAGCGTGTGAACCATCTTCATTTGTTAAAACCGTCATAATGGCAACATATTGTTTATCCTTATACTCAGATTTTTCTTCATCGGTTAAAAAACGATAAAAACCTTTATATGCAGGAACTCTACCGACATGAATATATGTTCTTCTTACTGGGCGAACAAACCCTTTGGCTCTTTCTTCTTCTGATAAGACCAAATAACATTCATTTTGGCCTTCTGATTTTTGACCCTCATGTAGACATGGGTCATTTGGATTTGTAGTTAAACTCATAGGTTAGATTTTAATATTATTGAATAAGTTTGAATCGTTGAGTATCATCAATGGTGCCGAAAGGCCCTTCAGCCTTTACATCATCGAACCACATACTAAGTGGTCTAGCATAAATGCTACCAAAAAGAATTGACTTATAAATTACGAGAGGTTCGTTGGTTTCTGAATGAGTGGCTAAGGTTATTACCTCATATTCCCCACCCTTATAATGTCTGTATCTAGCACCAACTTTTGGGTATAGAACAAATTTAGGATTTGCCATTTAACTTATTAATAATAGCTTCAATCTTATCAAGACACGCCACTTGTGTTTCATGTAATAGGCTGCGTCCTTCTTGGATGGTTATCCATTTGAAATCATCCATTTCTGGAAAACCACCTTTATCTTCAGGTACAAATGAATTGCACTTTAATTCAAATTTATCAAAATCAATTTTGTTTTGTGTTTCAAACAAAACAAACGGATAAAGTATTTTTTTTGTCTTTGTATACTTAACTGGTTCTAAATTATGTACTATTGCCCAGTTAGAAACATCAACATTACACTCTTCTTGTGTTTCACGAATAGCCGCATCTACATTATGCTCACCATCCTCAACCCTACCCTTTGGGATGCTCCAAAAATTAGGTTTATGATGAGTTGGATGACCAACCAAAAACCTTAAATCTTTTCTAACTAAAAAAAGTCCTGCTGCAATAGTCATTTTTTATCATTAAAATTCTTCAAAATATGTTGATTTTTCACGCATCATATTTTTACCACCCTTTCCATACATGTATGTATCATTATAGACATAGTCTTCAACAATACTTAATGTAATCACACCATTATCTGGTAAATTAAATGGGTTTTTGCTTGGTTCTTCATCCTCCTCTAATTCAGAATTATCTATGTCTTCTAATTTAACCTTAATTGTTGAATAGTCGATTACTTCAATTATTTCACCAATTGTTTCATCATTAACATAAAAATAATTACCAATTGAACGTTCACCGAATGGTAATCTACAACTAATCTTCGCACCTTTGGCTAAAGACTTAACATCACCTTCTTCATTAACAATAAAGACCTTGTATTTACCCGTTTTAACTGTTACATTGAAGACATCTTTAAAGATGTTCGGAGACTCATTATGAATATTAACCTCAGTTAAAATTGTCTTAACGATATCAACAGTAATAATTTCAAGCGTTGAAATATATTTTATTATATCCTCCCTGAATTCAGGGTAAATAAGAATATCATCAACAATTTCTTCAACGATATCTGGCGTTAAGCTATTAAAGGTTTGTAAATATCTAACACGGCTTGGCCTGTCTATTAAATTTGAATCAATATATAGATTATTGGTTGTTAAGAGAAACACCCGCCTGTATTCAGAATTTAGAACCCCATCCATAATTGTTAAAAATTCATGCGATTTTTCATAAATTTTTTCATATTCATCAACAAAGACAACAATATCTTGTGGTATTGAATTAATAAAATCCTCAGCATTTGGATATGCTTCGTTGATTAGAATAACGGGTTTTTCAAGACTATTGGCAATAATTTTTGATGTTACGGTTTTTCCAGTACCTTTAACACCATTAAGCAAAATTCCAAGATTACCGTAATTTGTACTTTTATAATATTTAATAATACGGTTTATCAAACTAGTTTCAAGTCCATAAATTTTATAATCAAATTCAAATTTTTCAGAAATCGGGTTTAAGCTGAATCCTAATACTTCATTATATTCTAATTCATAAATACCGTTTTGTAATGTTGCTTTTGGCTTATTTGGATTTTCCACCAAATATAAGTTGCCATATTTTTCAACCCAAACTTCTCTTTTAATCTTCATGTTAATTGATTTAATTTAAATATTTTTACAAAAGTACAACATTATCCTGAAAAAACCAAATTATTTTTAATTTATTTTAAGGTTGTAAATTCACCGTTTATGAAGTTGATATGCTGTGCTTTACCATCTTTATGTATAATCACATGTGACTGTAACCAAGAACTTGGGCCTAGGTTATAACCAACCCTAAGATTGGTTGATGTCCCAACGGCCAAGGCTCCATCTTTTCGACCCGGAGAGTGATAATGGCCAACAATAATCTTTGTGTTAAGTCTTCTAAATTGAAGAAGACTACCTCTGCTACCGTTTGACCCTATATCACCATGTTGTCCAAGCTCCCAATTATTAACCCTATATGATGCTCTTCGGCCTAATGTAATAAATTTAGGAAACTTTTTATTTATTAGTTCTGGAATAACACCTTTAACATCATATGGATTTTCAGCATATTGTTTTAGTAACATAGCACTATATTCCATATACACCAATGAATTTTTGGTTGTTGGTTGTTTCTTCCAATCCTCATTTTTTAACCATCTATCTAAAAAATCATCATGATTGCTTCTAACAATAACTACATTCTTAAATTTTTCAAAAGATTTAAGTCCGCTCATCATTGCATTGATTTCTTTTTCTACTGAATTTGTTCCCAAGACTTCTTTACCAAATTGAAGAAATGGGTCTTTCATTTCGTGGTGTGATATTGAACTACCATCAAAAATATCGTGAAGGACAACATGCTCAGGTTTAACAACATCAAGCAACTCAAATGTTTTATCAATAACCGCTTGGTCGTGTTGACCATAGTGAATATCCCCAAGAACAATTGCTGAGATTTCCTTTAAACGTGTAACCTCACCATTGTTTACGTGATAATATAAATCACTAAAAGCTCCTGTCTTATCATTAGCGGTAATTTGTCTTGAGAAGAAAACCTCTTTGTCTTTGATTTCAACAATAACAAATCCGAATGTATGGTGAAACTCACCTTTCTTACCAGATTTAGAATCGGTATAGTTCATTTTTGTTACTGCACCAGTAGTAATCATTTGTTTTGGCTTCCCACCCTCCAATACCGGAATCATTTCCATTTGAACCTTTGGTGACCCAAATATACATGAATTTATTCCGCTCATTCCTTCTAACCCGCTCATTGGGTTGACAGCTGTTGGTTGAATCTTTAGGTCAGACATAACAGACACATACTTATGAATATCATGTCTGTTGGCATCCAAATATGGTACTACCTTGTCATCCCAAGAATCAAAATCCTTATCTGTAAAAACGCTTGTTGGGTTCTTGTATCGGCCAGCTATTACGTGAATATCTGCATTTAGATGTTCAGCATATGCTTTCATGTTTTGGAAAAACTTATCGTGAATTGGGGTGTTGTTTTGTGCCCATGTGATAAGGAAGTATTTCTTACTCTTATCGGCGATTCTTTTTTTAGCAAGTTCGTATTGTTCTGATTCTATTTCTTGTTTTTCTTTAAAGCCAAGTTTTTCAGAACACCATCTTCTGGTAACCCGTTCGGATTTTCCGAACATGTTCATAAGTTGTTTTATTCTTTGGTCCCAAGGTTGTTCTCTATCAGTATAGATTTTTTTAGCGAGTTCTTTTTGTTCATCAGTCAAATCTTTAAATTTCATGGTATGGATTTATATCGAAACGTTATTTTAAGCTTGAAGCTTTTTCCAGTTCCTGTCATGGTATCTGGTTTTATATAGTCCTAAATCAAAATTCCCGTTATGCATAATAACATCAAGCGCCGTTGGCAACTCAGCATAAAGTTTATCCCATTCAGCTATTTGTTCTTTTGAGTATTTGGCTGGTTCGTCTGTGTTTAATGGGTCAAAATCATCTGGTTTACCATTAAGTATGAGGTCAATTGTCTCATAAAAATTATCTGTTCCAAATGAATTCCAACCCTCATCAATACTCTCACATGAAACAATAAAGTTGTTGGCCATCATAGACCAACGAAGATGTTTTAATAACTTAACATGCTCAGCCTTAAGTTCAAATTTTATCACGCTCATAGCTTACCCTTTATTATTTTATTAATGGTCTTAGTTACACCAGCAATAGCTTTTTTCTTGATGTATTTAATCTCCAATCCTTTATGTGTTAATATTTCGGATGGTTTTGGGTCAATATAAAATATTTTTGCATCACGATTAACAGCAAAAAGTAATTGAATCGTGTAGGTAATGTTTAATGATGTCCCGATTATTAATAAATAATCACAATTAATTATTGCATTATATGCTTCATCAACATTATAGGGGTATTCACCAAATAAAACAGTGTGAGGCCGCAATTGAGAACCTAATTCACATTTATCTCCGATTTTTATATCATCATAACAATCATACAACAACGTTGGGTTTAGTGTGCTCCTTGATTTAAATAATTCACCATGTAAATGATAAACCTTGCTTGAGCCAGCACGTTCATGGAGATTGTCAATATTTTGAGTGATGACTGTTACATCAAAATGTTTTTCCAAATCAACCAACGCCTTATGTGCATCATTTGGCTCTGCTTTTTTAGCGTCAGCCCTAACCAAATTATGAAACTCTAATACCTTTTCTCTATCTTTTTTCCACCCCTCAATTGTTGCTACATCATCAACATTATAATTATACCACAGACCATCTTTACTATCTCTGAATGTTGGTACACCACTTTCGGCACTTATTCCAGCACCAGTAAATATTGCAATTTTTTTCATTAGAATTGTCCTCGTTTTTTTAATAACAGCTCTTCAGCTTTTTTATTTACCTCTTCACCAAATTTTCTAGTAATAAGCATATCACAAATTTTTTCAGATAGAAGAGTGAATTTATGTTCAATAAACGCATCAATGTTTTTTTCTATATCATTGAGCCTATCGGTAACTATTTTTTCAAGTTTTCGCTTTTCGGATGTTGCTATGTTTCGTGACATTTCATCCAATTCATTAGAAAATTGAGCTTCTATGAAATCTTTGATTACCTTGGTGGTTTCTTGTTTTGTTACAACAAGAAAATCACCATTGCTATCTTTTATTGATAACAAATCAGAGTTTTCTAATTTTTTTAGCCTTTGTGGTAATGGTTTTTTTATTGCCATATCCAAATATACAAAATATTATTTGGAAATCAAACTATTAAGGGCGAAAATTTACAATTGTAACATCTTCGTCTTTTAACTCTTTTTCAATAATTTGACTAATAACGCCCCAATCACCACCAGCAAGTCCAGCGCCAATCCTAGGAAAACCAAATCTACTACCAGTAAAAATATTTTTCATTTTACGCATACACAAAGTTAACGCCTCATAATCAATTGGGGAATTGGTTGAATCAAGCCCCTTGTGTTTATATTGTGTATACGCATTCACAACAAACAAATGTTTTCCACCATCTGGATTTTCATAATCAGGATGGTGATATACAATATTGTTGTATATGAATACTTCGGCATAATCAATTTGTCCAAGTTTATTTATACTCCCTGAAAGCCATTTAGCCTCTAAATCAAATTTATCACAACCAAATGCAGCGGCCATTTTAGGTGCTATTCCAGCACCCATACGACAATAACAATTACAGCCATGCGCTATCACATCAAATTCACCATTTTTTGCTAGTGCGATTAAATCGCCGTTAATATAGTTTAACATATTAAAAAAAGAATTTACCAATTAATATATCTTCTCTGAGTCTGGTTAAGATTTCACCTAACCAATTAGTTCCCAACCATTGGGACTTATCATGAATTCTAGGGTCTGTTTCAGCTAAACCAACACCCCAAATTTTATCATATGGTGATGCCTCAACCAATTCACAACCAGTTGTTGATTTAAGAAGCTTTAACAAATCAGGATTTTGTGTGAATTTTGCATAATTGCCTTCATAAACAATTTGTTTACACGACGCTTCCCATTTTTGTTTATCAAAATTTTTAACTTGTCTACCAAGTTCTTTTTGAATCTTTGGGTTGGATTCCACCATTATTTTTTCATGTGTCTCATAATCTTTAAACAACAAAGCCTTTTGTGCCATCATATATTGTTCAGCTGTTGAATATTCGACATCCCAAACTTTAAACTTTGATGGGTACCACTGACTGAATTCTCCACCCCAAAAAAATACATACTTATTCATTGTTATTAACTTTAAATCCCATGTTATTGTTTTTCTTTTCAACCTGACTTAAATAAAATCCCTTGTATGATTCAGTAATCAACGAAATTGTATCAGCCATTGTCCAGTCATCTTCATCTTCCATCATTTCTTTTATGTTATCGGCCAAGTTTGCAATAAATGCACCTGTGATGTTGGCTTTTTTACCATCAACTCTACCTCTTAAAGCCTCGTATACTGGCTCAACCAGATATTCCTTAGGAAGATGAATCTCACATACCTTAACTATTTGTTCAGGTGTTAAATATGTATAATCAAGTGTCATATTGAAACGTCCCGGCCTTTCAGCTGCTCGGTCCACCAATCCCTTATCATTGGTTGATGCAAGGAGGCTAATTTTTCTTTTTTTAACACCGTCAAAGAATGACAGGAATTCTCCAAGTAATCTAGTATAACTACCGTTGTCTCTAGAACCAAGATAAAGGTCAATATCATCCATTATTATAACACCCTTATCAAAAATTTCACACGCCTCTAAGATTGTTGTCAAATCTTCTGTTGTCGCAAATTCTGGAATAATAAATGTTACATTTGGGGTCAATTTTCTGATGATATCCCTGATGCTTTCTGTTTTACCAGTTCCGGGTTCACCATTGAGCAAATATCTAGCGTTTCTGCCTCTACCAACCCTGTTGATAAAATGTTTTATATACTTGTCCTGTGTATCGCTTAATATAAGTTCTGTATTTGATTTCTCAAATTCAATTATTTCTATCCCCTTAAAACGACCATCTTTAACCTTAACCTTGATACACTTACCCACATACTCTGAATTGTTAAAGGATAACATAACAATTTTTTTGAATATTTTATCCAAATCAGAAACGGACATGCCCTTCTTGATTGTAATGTTTAGTTGTGTAATAAGCTCTTGGCGATTATCCTGATATATTTTTGTTTGAAAAATATAATCATTCTCATCATTATCGAATTTACACATAAACCACCAACTCTCAGTTGCATCAAACGCTCCGCCAAAACTCAAACGACCAATGCTATCTGTATCACCATATGCGCTTACGGTAATAGCTTTAGATTTATTTCTATACGCTGAATAAAAAAACTTATTCAACATTGCCAATTCAATAAAGGTTATAGAAAAACTATCACTGTTTGAATTGTATTCCTCATTAAAACCCTTTTCAAAGTCTCGCTCGAAACTTGCCATTATTCTCTCTTCAGCTAAATCTATTGGCTCTGGTTGATTTCTATTATTCATTTTGCTATTTTAATTTTTGAATTATTTTTTTATATGAAATTGGTGTATAGTCAATCAAATTACACCCGACATCTATTACTTTCCTACCGACATAAAACTCAGCACTTTCACCATGATGAAGATTACCATGACAATGTCCATGTATTTCACACTTATTTCTAAACAAAGATACGTTTTTTTTTTAATTAAAAACAAGTTTTTTGATTAATTTGTGATATTTATATTAAAATAGTCATGGTCACATACACGGTATATAAAATTACATGTTTACCTAACAATAAATTTTATATTGGTTACACTAAAAAGGATATTAAAATTAGATTACAAGAACATTTTAAATACGCAGCCAATATTAAAAATAAACACACTAAATTTACACGTGCTATTTTAAAATATGGTAGAATCAATTTTAAAATTGAACCGATATTCTCAACCACAGAGAAAGGAGATGCCCTACTAAAAGAAATACATTTTATTAAAGAATATAATTCAATAAATGCTGGTTACAATACCACAGAAGGTGGGAGCGGCGGTGTAACATCTATAAATAGAATTATAAGTGATAAAACCAGAAAATTAATTTCTTTAAACCATGCTGATGTTTCGGGTAAAAAAAATCCATTTTTTAATAAAAAACACTCTAAAGAAACTAAAAAAAAGATTGCTAATCGACAATATAAAAAAGGTTCAAACCATCATTTTTATGGTAAAAAAACCAAAACTTCATTTAAAGAAGGAAAAGAGCACCCAAAATCCCAACCAATAATTATAAATGGTGTTGAATACGGGTCTTTAACCTTAGCAGCTAAAGCATTTGGAACATATCGACAAAAAATCAAAGAACTATATTTCAATCAGTGATGTTTAGTTGTTAGGTTAAAATCAATTTTATTACCTATTCTAACTATTTCTTTATATGAAACTGGGGTGTAGTTCCACCCGTTACAACCAACATCAAATATTCTTTTATCTTTATGAAAATCGCCATTACTTAACCCCATATGTGAATGTCCATGTATCATGTATGAACCATGATGAGCCCTATTCCAAGAATAAATCGGATAATGCATCAAAACAAAATGCAGATTCTTGCCCAATTCACTATTCAGAATATTTAAATCAACATAATCATTTATTGACTCAAAACGATTATATCCTTTTATATCCTTGTAATCATCATGATTACCCATGATAAAATGTATTGTTCCTTTAAGAGCGTAAATTACCCCATTCGCCCATTCTGGCCTACCAAAACACAAATCACCCAAATAAAAAACAACATCGTTATCTGTAACCACACTATTCCAGTTGTCAATTATAGCACGATGCATCGCTTCTACATCTGGGTCACCATTTTTATTTTTGAATGGTCTATCATCAAACTTTATCACATTCTTATGATAAAGATGAAAATCACTTATGAAAAATATATCCTTACCATCACCCACATCAATCTTTATCTTCATCTTAATTTCATTTTGAATTTAATCTTATATGTTGCATCCCAATTATAATCAGAAATATATTCAAATTCTTCACCCAATTTTTCTTTTATTGAATCAATAATTTCCTTTTGCGTTGGTTGTCCGTCAAAGGCATAAACATAGTTATCAGAACTTTCTGTTTGAATATGAATTGCAAAAGCCATAAAATTAATCTTTAAAATTTTCTCTTAATTTTTTAAAAGCATCAACATCGCCTAAGCTATATGTTGTAACCCTTGTTTCTTGTTTCTTTATTTTTTGTACTTTTTTTTGTACCTCAGGATTTTGAATATTTTCAGCCAATGGTATCAAACTTGAACGTCTTATTGAACCGAGTAACCAATTGATATGCTTGTCATTCATCAACGATTTACTAACAACCCAGTCATAGAAGGCATTTAGCGCTTCCTGACACATATAAGTTGTTGTATCAGTCCCAGTAAACCCAAGTAGCCTATCACCAGTAAGATTTTTTATGGGGTTGGATTTAATGGAATTTTCATCTAATGATTCTTTCATGCTTTTCATCAAATCCTGTTTAAACTCTTCAGTTTGCATTCCTTCTAAAATTTCCTGAACAGAAATCAAATCATATTTGGTTAAAACACATTTACACGGACCAGTTGGCTTGTCCCAAACCTTGTTTACCTTGGTAATTGGAAAATATGCTCTGACTAAGTGATTGATAAAGTTTCTGGATTTTGAATCAGATAACATCTTATCTAGATTAAGACTGATTTGTTCTTTTGTCATTTGTTTTCGTTTATTGGTTTACCACCGTCAATGTATTGTTCACACTCAGGACACCACATCGGTGCATTATCGTGAAAAGAATATGCATTTATGTGCTGACATTGGTTTTTACTTAATTCTGTTTTACACCAATCATAAAGATTCATGGTTGATTTTGATTCCACCCTTCTATGATTAGCTTTTTCAACTTGTTCATAAGCAAACGATGGAATATCCATTTTTGTGCTTGGATTTGCTTCATAATAAAGCTTTTCAGCCACATATATAACATCGTTAAAACTCTCAGTGATTATACTCATTTTATAGGTTTTTTAATACGATATAAGTTCCAAATAATTGAACATAATGAAGTATCTGGTCAAATCCGACGCTAACGAAAAAGTTATGAACATCACCCTTGGCCCAGAGTTTTGAATTTAATCGACTTGTGAAATAATCAGTAATCCAATGAAATAAAAACGTAATAATTGAAAAAATCATTGAAAATGTCAAAGCACCAATCATGTTAAAGGGGCCCGACCAAAAAAGAAGCCATATTGGGGCCAACCAACAAATTGAATATGTTGTGACATGTTGAGTTAACGCAATATTATTTTTGCTTTTGTTCGTTGCTTGCCAGTGTGTCTGTAAAACGAAATCGGCAATCCAGTGAATGAATAACATGAGAATTATCTCAGTTAATTTAAGACTTATCATAGATATTCTTTTACCATAGAGCTTAAAATCTTACCATCATATAAACCATCATGATTGGTCTTGAAATATTTCATATAGTCACCCATATTTGAAACACCAGTTTCTTTAAGTCTATTAAGCGTTTCTCTTAAAAACTCTTCTGTTAATTGTTTTGGCATATATGATTCCAAGACCAATATTTCATCTTGATTATTATTGGTTTCCTTGATACCTTCAATAAGTTTCTTAACCAATTTGATAATATCACCATCGGTTAATTCTACCTTTCCACTTACCGCTTGTTCATTACGTTGAATTTCAGCCTTGAGTACTCTCAAAACGCTTAACTTAACAGGATTTTTTTCCTTCATCGCTGTTTTCAAATCCTCTGAAACTTTTTCTTTTAAACTCATTTATTTACATTTAAAATTAAATAATAATGCATTCCAATTGAATTTTCTGTCGCAAAATATGCCCACTTTAATTCCTTCCTCTGCACTCTATCACCCAATTCTTTAAATTTCTCTGAAGATTCATTGGATGATATTTTTATATACTTGGTCATATCAACCGCTTTGCTCTTCCTCTCAATCTTGACCTTTGGGGGTAATTTCTTACCACCCTTCGGGAGGGCTTTCTTTTTTGGTTTATCTATTGTTGTAGCGCCTTTTGGTTTTCGTTTCATAACACTTTAACAATAAATATCAAACAAATATACCAACAATTTCCCAAAAAAGCAAATTTATTCCCCATACATTAAATAATCAACATAGCCAACACCATCACAATTCTCACATTCTCCCTCATCCCTTATTTCATCATATTCTGAAAGTGCTCCGGGTTTTTCATCATTCCCAGTTTCACCATTCCAATTCGTATAACCCGTTCCCTCACATCTATGGCACTTATTAAATTCTTTGATTTTATGAGCGTTTAAAATGATGTTTCTAATATCATCTGAGTCTAAATATTCCGCCATTGTTTATTTGATTTTATATTTTTTCTTAGTTCCATTTGGTTTGGAATACAATATTTCTTTTGGCTTGACAATCATCTCTTCAATATCTTTCATCTTCTTTACATACTTCTCAGCTTTGCCCTTTATCAGATAACAAATTGTTGCATGTGGGTGATAATTTGGAAAACTTGAAGTATGTGGTAATTGTTTAAACTTGGTGTTTAGTTTATGTAAATCTTCACTCTCAATATCAAACTTCAATACATCAAACAATTCATTTTCAAAAGAAGAGATTTTTTGAAGCTTTAATTCTGGTCTTTTGATACCATCAATCAACTCCTCAACCTTTTCATCTGGTACATCCTCATGAACACCAAATAGGATTGTTACATGCGGGTCTAATTCTCTTGCAAACCCACCATTTTCATCTTCTTTACCCTTTTCACCATAATAAATGTCGTCGTCATCTATCATGTTCTGTATCTTATCCCAAGCTTCTGTGTCTAATTCTAACCCCACCATTACACATCCAAAATCATATTTTCTTTTAGGTTTTTTATTAAGAAATGCTTCTCTCAGTTTGTTCTTGATGTCCATCTTCCAATTCGGTTTTTCCTTCGGTCTTATTCTGCGTTTCATCCAACGCTTGATAAACAGTCTTGACAACTGCATTTACCAAATCATTCTTATCAGCATAACCATTTTGACTGGCCATACGAATAAGTGTTGTAATCGCTTCGGATATACAAGCAATATCATTGATAATCATTGCCCCTGCTTCTTCGGGTGTTTGTGGAGGTGTTGAGTCGGGTGGTTTACCAAAAACGACAGGTTTTTCTCTGTCAGTATCGACATCAATAAAAATTAGGTTTTTCATAATATAGGATTTGAATACAAATATACCAAAAGAATCTCTAATATGCAAGTAAAAACGAAAAAAGGGAGAAATCTCCCTTTTAGTGTTGCGTTAATAAAACATTACTAACGTCTTTTCGCATTGCTGCGTCATCCCCATCTTCTGGGGTTACAATAACATTCCATTTCTTTTTATCTGACTCAGGTGTTTTCATTAACTCTTCGTAAGTAATGATTGTGGACCTGTTTAATTTGAAGTATTTAGATATTCTATCTTTCAATTCAGTTTCATCAGCCACTTTCATAAAATCCAATCCCTTAAACAGTTCTGTTGGGACAATCAATGACATTTTTTGCTTCTTGGGGTCAATCTTAGAAGATTGCTGTTTATTGGCACCTGATGAAAAGCTAGTTACACCAAAATCAGCGTTCTTAGCAACATCAGCAACCTTTGTATATAGATAACTATCAACGTTATACCCCTCTTTTTTCAATCTCTTAATCGTTCTTTCAGCAATATCTACGTATCTCTTCGTAAAGAAATCGCCAGAATCATTCCATCTTAAAAGAACCTTGGATTTATACCCTTCCAAGGCTTTGTGTAAGATACATTTTTCCTTCAATTCTTGGTACATTTGTTCCTCATATTTTTCAGGATAATTCAAGAGATAATTTAATCTTCTGCTCATACTGTCATATGACGCTGGGTATCTTACATAGTTGCCCTTCAACGCATAACATATAGCTTGACAGGCTCCAGCACCTGGGCAGGTATTCACATAAATAAACTTTTGATTTTCGATATCATAAGCGATACCTCTGAAAGCTGGAAGCCCTGTCTTATATACGAATTCATGGGACCCACCAGTTTTAAGAATTTTGTCGTTTGTATTGACGACATTATTTGGTCTGGCAGTTAACTGCTTAATGAAAAAGTCGATATCAACCTCACCCTTTGGGTTGAATAGCTTTGACTTTGGGTGGATGAATGGCATACCAGCACTGAACTTCTCCCTATCACCATATTCTTTCCCAGCGTTTGCTCTAACCCTGTTCAAATAATCCACCACTTCCTTGGCATCTGGGCAGCTTTTCTTTACGTCTTTGAAGTCTTTTTCCCAATCCACCTCAGTTAGTACGTAAAGGCTCATTAGGGCTTCTTTAAGGAGTTGTTTTATCATAATGATAAATATTCCTATAAAAGAAAAAAGACGCTTTAAGCGTCTTATTTTCATTAAATTCGGCCTAGTCTCCAACCACAATTAATGTGATTTTCAGTCTCATTCTTTTTTATTTTTTTGTTTTCTTTTCCATTGGTTATCCAACAAGTCCCATACTGGGAATTTGATTGGCCCATCCCAGTTCCTTTTTTGATTGAACTTAATTTCTTTTTATATTCTTCAGAATGTTTACCTCTACCCAATTCTAAATTGGTGAGAATTTTTTTAGCAATTTCTGGAGTTTTCCAAATATTCTTCATATTATTATGTAGAGTGGCTAATGTTTTTTCTCTAAATTCAGAATCGCTTTCAATTCGTTTTTTAATTATATTACCAGCTATTAAACCACCTTTGGTACAAGCTGATAAACTAACAAATCCTAATCCACCTTCGCCACCAACCTTCAAATTGATACAATCTTCCTTTGCAATCTCGTTTAAATTAACAATTTCTTTCTCCCTTTCAGCTAATTCTTCTCTTGAACCAAAGAACTCTAATATTTCTACCTTGTGGTTTTCTTTACCGTACTTATTCAACGAATATCTAAGTCGTTTTCCGCTACCCATATAACCATCTTCAAGGTTATCTGTGCTATGCATTCCGATATAATACTTACCACTAAGTAAGTTGGTCGTTTTGTAAATGAAGTGATACCTCTTTTTTTTTCTTGGCATATCTATCTTTTATAATAAATATGCTGAAAGTACAAAAACGACCAAGTGAGCCCTCACTCGGCTTCGAACCGAGGTCCCGTGTATACCACACACAGATTTTAACCAACTAAACTATGACGGCTTGTTTTGGTTTTATATAATGTTCATGGAGCAGATAATCAGAATCGAACTGACATCCTAGCCTTGGCAAGGCCATGCACTAGCCGTTGTGCTATATCTGCAATTTAAGAGAAGTTTCCGGTACTCTCACCTATGCTTGAACATAGACCACCATTCGTGGGCTACCAAACCCCAATGACTGATACTGTGCTTGTTGGTACTCAAGTATCCGCTGAGCAGAAGACGAGATTCGAACTCGCAACCCTCGACTTGGAAGGACGATGCGCTGCCAATTGCGCTACTTCTGCATTTGTAGGGGCGATGGGCCTTTCACCCACAACCTCTCGGTCCCAATGACCGATGCTCCTTAATCAAGCTGCACCCCTATATAAATATAACAAAATGAGCTTAGCCACGATTCTGTTTTAGTCTATCATTTATCTTTGCCTCAACCCGTTCTCATAGGTAAACCGACAACCTCGAACTGTTTGAGTTGCAGCTTCTTTGGTAAAACGAAATAAATCCAGACTGCTTCTGTTCTTTGTTTCAAACAGCTTTGGCTAGGCCATAACACTGGATGGTACTTCTGCTAGAAGATAGTTATTTCTCCCAAATTAGGTTTCGCTGTCGTGAACTTCCTCTGTTTCCAGCGATAGATTCTCTTTTTTGTTACAATACAAATATACTAAATCTTTTTTAGTATGTCAATATTCAAAGAACTCTTTTGTGACCCCACTGGGACTCGAAATGGTTTTTTGAGGTAAAGATAGATATTTATATCTATGAAACCACTTTATAACTCAAAACAATTCGAATCCGCTAAAGCAACTGATAAATTACCATGTGAGTGCTATACTTGTTCCAATATCTTTTTAACTGAAAAAAGATATATAACTCGTTGGTTAAAAAAATCTATTCGGCCTCCGAAATTTTGTTCAAAAAAATGTCAAATACTTTCACTAAAAACAAAAGAAAATGTCATTTGTTTAAATTGTAAAATTGAATTTTCAAAATATCCACAAGAAATCAAAAGAAATCAAAATCATTTCTGTTCTAGGTCTTGTTCCGCTACCTTCAATAACAAAAATAAAACACACGGTACAAGACGCTCCAAACTTGAAATCTACCTTGAATCTCGCTTACCGATTCTTCACCCTAACATTGAATTCCACTTTAACCGAAAAGACACTATAGGGTCTGAATTAGATATCTATATTCCTTCTCTAAAATTGGCTTTCGAACTTAATGGTATCTTTCATTATGAACCTATCTATGGTAGTAAGAAATTAAATCAAATTCAGAATAATGACCAAAACAAATTTAAAACTTGTATCGATAATCAAATTGACCTATGTATTATCGATACAAGTAGTTTAAAATATTTTAAACCATTTAATGCTCAAAAATATTTAGATATAATCAATGACATTATCAAAGAGCGTTTGTTAACTTCTTAGCCAGCTTTACCCGTTTCCAATTATCACCACGTGGAGGTGAGTTAACATCGATAATCTGGCCCCACTGGGACTCGAACCCAGACTGTCCTTTCGGACTCCTGATTAAAAGTCAGGTGCCTTACCAATTTTGCTATGAGGCCATTGGTGCGCCCTATGGGACTCGAACCCATAACCCGATGATTAAGAGTCATCTACTCTGCCAGTTGAGCTAAGGACGCATTTTTGTGTCCCCCCGCTTGGAATCGAACCAAGACCTTCTGGTTAAAAGCCAGAAGCTGCGACCTTCGAGCTACAAGGGGATATTATTTGTTCCCCCTGTAAGATTCGAACTTACAACCCCATGGTTAAAAGCCACGTACTCTACCAGTTGAGCTAAGAGGGAATAAACTATGTATAGTTCTCCCCTTATCTCAAAGAGGAGATTACCGTTTACACTTTCGTTTTATTTTAACCATGTTGTTCATCGTGTTATGTTTTTCTTTTAATCAGTTTACCTAGTATGTCTCTCTCTGCATCCGTCACCTTTTTCTGTGTTATTTAATTTCGGACGTTAAAGGTCACACCGACGTACAAAAAATTTAATGAGCCGCATTCAGTACTCGAAACCGATTCCCCAGCTTACAAGGCAGGTACATCACCATATATGCTTATGCGGCATTTGAGTTTAACGTTCTCCAACGCTGGATTTTCTTTTGCTGACCAGTAACAGCTTGTTATTTTCTTCCTTTATACCAACCTGCTGGTATCTCTTGCTTTTTCTTTATCTTCTTATTCTCAATACCATTTGTTATCCACAATGTGCCATATTGAGAATTATTTTCGCCAACACCTAAACCAACTCTTACTAGAGACATTAATTTTTTAGTTTCTTCTGAATGTCGTTTTCCTTTAAATGTATTATAGTTATATTTTTTAGCTTTATGCGATTTTTTTACACTTTTGATAAAAGTTTCTTTATCATTTTTAAGTCTATTTTTAATTATATCGCCAGCAATAATACCACCTTGTACAAAAACGACCAAAAGAGCCTTCTGAGGGATTCGAACCCCCGTGAGCTATTAACTTGCGGTTTACAAAACCGCTGCAATCGACCACTATGCGAAGAAGGCATTTAAGATATTGATGTGACTACTCAGATAGTTAGTCCTTTCATCACACCAACAAATACAACTTGATTTTGAGTGAACCTAGTGGTCCCAACAAGTTGCCAACAAAACACCTCACCTGAATGTTACAAATACTGAGTGACTAACTTTTCTCTTTCACATTGCTGTCGAGCCTTTAGAAGGAATCGAACCTTCAAGTTACAATTAGTTTATCGGTATCTAGCTCCTGATACATTCATCGTAACCAACAACTCAACCTTTCGTCTTGAACTTATGTCTAGCCACTTGTTCAAGATATAGAGTCTAAAGGCATTTGAATTTTTTCTACGCTCCTTCCTCTTCGAAGTCTATGAATAATTCTAAAAACAGTCCCATATCAGAGCGAGTAGAGAGAATCGAACTCTCGTCCGCTGGTTGGAAGCCAGCTATAATATGTCGTTTATTCGACGTACCACTATACGATACTCGCATTTGAATTTTTCTACGCCCACTTGCTGGTTCGGCCAATTCTATAAAAAATTCTAAAACGGTCCCATAACTGAGTGGGTCAGACAGGACTCGAACCTGTGAACCCCGAAGGGAGGGGATTTACAGTCCCCCGACTTTGCCGCTTTGCTACTGACCCAATTGTGGGCGGGGCTGGAGTTGAACCAGCGCAGTCTTTTGAACTCAGGCTAACGTGCCCTACCCCTTTCCATTCCGAGGTACCCGCTCCATTTGATGCTTGTCGCCATACCTCAGTAGTCCAGAGATGAGCTGCTAGCCTCACAACCTTAATGGTCTTCAACCATTAGGCGCAAGCATCGTTGATATTTTAAAGAACTTGTCGGGGTAGAGAGAGTCGAACTCCCACCTCTGTCAGGCTGCGGTTTTACAGACCGTGGTGGCTAAACCGATATCCACCTTACCCCGATACGTACCAACAGATTGATTTGTTTTCCATTAAAAGGGTTGTTTCTTCGCTGAATTCAATCTTTATGATACTCGTTGCCCTACTAGGATTCGAACCTAGACTTGCATTACCTGTCCGATGACTCAAAATCACCTGTGTTAGCCAATTACACCATAGGGCAATATTAAAAATCTTCCGATGTCCTGAAAGGGGTCGAACCTTTAACATTTGAGTCAAAGTCAAATATGTTACCATTACACCACAAGACAATATTAAAGAACTTGTCGTCCCACTAGGCTTCGAACCCAGACTCTCCTGACTCAGAATCAGGCGTGTTGCCAATTACACCATGGAACAAAATTTGTCAGTTTGAAGGTCTGCTACGCTACTGACTACGTTTACCTAAAATCAAGTGTCTAGTTGAGGGGAGTCGAACCCCTGTGCCACGCTACCTTTGCGCAACAGCTGGTTTCCAAGACCAGCGACATAAACCTCTCGTCCACAACTAGGAATTGAATTTCTACGCTTATAGGGGCTTCATCCTATGAAATTCTAACAGTCTAATCTCCGTCGAGAAAGCGGGATTCGAACCCACGTCCCATGGTCCCAAACCACAGATACTAACCACTATACTATTTCTCGATACAAAATAAAAAACCCCCGATTCAGATGAACTGGGGGTTTCGTGTGTGTATTTTCCGTTTAAGTTAAACTAACTCGATATCAGAATACGACATGCCCAGTCCATTAAGAGGTGTGCCCCCTTGTGGTTTCTGCTTGGGTTGATATGTCGTATACGTTCTCATTGTTTTGTGTATTAAGGTATTATCCTGTTTGTTTTAATAAATATATGCAAATATACAAAAGATTTCTGAATTGTCAAATTATTTTGCTACTTTTTTTTCTTTTTTATTTTCGGCCACATTAATTGCCTCTGCTTTTTCAATTTTTTTAACGTCTCTTACCTTTGTTTTCCATTCAGATTTAGAGGAAAATGACCATCCAGTTTTAACTTTTAAATCAGCGGTTTCATCATCAACTCTAAGGATTTCTCCATCTTTTGAAATTGTCTTCATAATCGATATTTATGCAAATGTACGTAAAAGATTTTAAACCACCAAATTTATTTTAAACTTTATCTCCACCGTTTTTTTTAATCTCATCTCTTAGCTTGATAGCCAGTGGATAGTTTTCAGCCTCAACAGCCTCTTCTAATTGTTCCTGAAGAGATTTGGTTTTGGTTACGATGTTTTCTGGTTCATACTCCCCATTATTATCAACAATATCAGTAACAACGAGCTTTATATAACTTCCATGGGGTGTATTCCATGTTAATTTTTTAAACAAGAAACCATTTTCGATATATTCTTCAACTTCATTTGGTTCACCCAATTCGTTGTCAATAGCATCATCAAGTTCTTCCTCAGACCCTAATTTTCTAAACTTGGAGATTGTGTCCATGATTTTCTTGATTTCGTCCCTTATGTCTGGTTGATTTTCAGTCTTTTTTTTAAAAAAATCCTCGAATAAATCATCAAATGTTTCGTTCATAACCTAATTATTTTATTTTTATGTTATAAGAATAAATATACGACAAAAAAAATAAAAATGCAATTCTTTTTTTAAAAAAATTATGACCTTAAGAGTAATTCTTTAATTTCACCAACCAAAGCCCTGTGTTGTTCACCATATTCGGTCCAAGCAATGCCCATTTCTTTAAGGTCAAAATGCTTAAGAATTGTGCTATAATCCGTAACACCTTCAGGGTGGCCAATAACATAAATACTATCGGCTAATTCAACAGCAAGCTTGATATCATGTGTTGAAAAAATAATGGTGTTTAGGTTATCACTAGAAAGAATTCTATTGAAAGCTTCCTTTACCTTTTCAATATTCCCAACATCCAAACCAGAAAATGGTTCATCAAACACCATAAAGTGTTTTGATGTTAACATTTGTTCAATAATCGCTGTACGCTGACGTTGTCCACCAGAAAGTTCACACGGATATTTGTCCTTATGTTCTGCCAGACCCCATTCGGTGAG